CTAGCGCGATAGGCCCAGTGATGCGGCCCCTGTGTATACAGCCTTCACAACCTCCGGGGTTATTCGACTCAAACTTATCGCAGCTATGCGGTCCGGCAATGTGTTGTATCTTCTTCTCCACCTCGTGTGGGTTATAGTCGGGATGGTCCGAAGATATTAAATGTATGGCCTTCTCCTTATCCGAGCAGAACTTAGCTACGGACAAAGCGTTAAACCACCTAGGCTCCGATAATGTTTCGCGGTTGACGTAGCAGTCTAGGAGCTGTGCGCACCCTGTGTCCTTACTACTGCGTACCATTATCTTGGTAAAGCTAGCCTCTGTATTATCTGCTAGCGATTGTCCCAACTTGGTCAATCGTTTCTTCTTTTCTGTTCTCTCAAAGGGTAGCTCTTTCACCCCAAGTAAATCAGAGAACTCTTTAAAGTCCACAGCCGGTGCGGGCTTTAGTACTTGTACCTTAGTAGGAGGATCGTCTTTAAAGTTGTAAGTTCCGGGCACTCGTAGCACTCGGGCAGCTTCAAACACGGCGTTATCTGCATAGAGTTTGTGTATGTTGCATAGGTCTCGCAACCTAGATACAACGGGTTCCCACTTTTGGCGCGTTACTTCCTCAGTGAGTGCCCAATACGCGTGGATACCACGGCCCGAATCAACTAGTGTGGGGTTAGGCAAGCCGACTAGCTTGCAAAAACTCATTAGTGCGTTCAGTCCCGCTTCTTGGTCGATGTATCCGTCAGGTCTACCCGTCTTAGGGTTCTCTATCGCTTTAGCTTCCCCGCAATCTATGTCTAGGAATATTGCTTTAAGCGCACTGACATTCTCTTTTACTCGACCCCCACCGCCCTCTATGAACTTAGCTACCCCAAAGTAACAGTCGTAACCATCAGAGACATACTGCTCAACTAAGTCGTCAAGCTCTTCTCTAGTAGCTACAAGGTGTTGCCTAGGACTACCTCCCTTAAGACCAAGCATTGCAAACCACCCCTCGGTAGGCTGCACAGTTGATATAAGGTCAAAATCATTCATCGGCTTTTTTCAGGGGGAATTAACCCCCCAAGATTCCTCGGTAATAAAAATTAGATAGGTTATTGTGTTTCTAGCTTATCTTCTATGTAAGCTTCTATCTGTGCCTCTAAAGATTCTTTAGGCGGGTGTACTCCACAGAACCAGTTATACACCGTCTGTCTACTCACCTTAAGAGCTTTAGCTACCGAGGTTACCGGAACATTATGCAAAATGCACAATGCTCCTAGTTTTACCCCCAAAGAGTTTTGATTAGCTGCTTTGTTAAGCACGATCAGCCTTGCGCTGTATCCATAACTCATAGCTTACGCATCCTCGTCGTCAAGCCACGCGCTAACAACGGAAGACAGGTCTGCTTTAGGAGTTACCTTTGGCTCTTTCTCTTCTTTAGTTTGGCGTTTGACCGGCGCAGCCGCAACAGGCTCGTCATCTTCTGGCTCTTCAGGACGTGCGGCAGGGGCTTCTATTACCGGAATCCTTTGCACCTTGTCTACCTGAGCGACAGTCATCTTAGTATAACGGTCACAGTCAGGGTCTTCTTGAGCCACACATACCAAGTCGTACTCTTCGTCAGAGATACTGCGTAATGGAGTAAACTCTAGCTCCATAGTCTCTGCGTTGTCGTTGAATGCAATCTTAGTTACTACAGTATCTGGAGACTCTCCATTGCCGCGCAAGAAAGTAACGTAGCTCTCCCACGGATGAACATTACCAGTACCCTTACCAAACAAAGACTTAGCGGGAATGTTGAACTGGTAAATCTGCCCAGTCTTATCACCTTCTACCAATACTGAAATGCGGCGTTGGAATCGGCAAGCACGTCCACCGTTATCTCCTGAGCCTTTTATGTTCTGTGGGCAGGTTGCACACGTAGGTCCCTGTGGGTCTGTGGAGTTAGGGTCTGGGCGGTCACCTAAGTTAGACCAACAGTTTGGCAGTGTAGCTTCTTTGTTAGGGTCGAACTTCTCTTTGTAGAACGTACGCGAAATGCTAGGCAATGCCCCAATGACAATCACGTTGATCTCACCACTAACTGGGTTGCCAATCTGCTCACCGTTAATCAGGCGCTTGAACTTACCGTTAGTTGTGGTTTGTATACGGCGGGTAGTAACGCCGCCTGTGCTTAGCGTTTGAGCTAACTTACTTGGCCCACGCTTAGTTGTAGATACTTCGGTTTGCTGTGCAAATATTGAAACTTCGTTACTCATTGTTTGTTTCCTTTTACTTTCTTGGTTTATATACAGTTATAGTGTGGCTGCTATCGGTGTTTAACCCCATGGGCAGCAGGTCTGGGTTATCATCCAAAAACTGCTTCATCAGGGTATTGTTTAGACGCTTCTCTAGTAAGAACAAAGCGTCGTTTTCTTTAAGGAATTGGTACATAGAGTCCCAATCGCTTGTCCAAAACCTAGTCAACGTCTTACGAGACACGGTTCCTGCGGGCGTCTTAATACTGCTAAGCCCCATTTCGTTGCACTTGTCGAGCATGTGGTTAGTTATCAGCTCTTGTTGTGCTTTAAGGTCTTTGACCCTTTCTTTGTGCTCAGCTTCCATCTCAGCGAGCTTGCTTCGTATCTTTATGTAGGTAGCTACGAGAGCATCTAGGTTAGGCTCTTCAGCCATGGGTTATCCTCTTTTTTATATAACGGGATAGTGAGTATAACAATACTTTGGACAAAGTCAAGACTACTCAATTATCTCTTGTCTGTATAGGTCAATTATCTTGTTGTGGTTTGCGATGTTACCTTGAAGCATGTTGTACAACTTCCGCTCCACGTCGCTGCCTTGCACGTGCACGACGGTCATTGGGTTGTGTTGTCCCGGCCTGTTGATGCGCGCGTTAGCCTGTAGGTAAGTCTCGACACTGGTCACAGGGGCGTACCAAATTATGGTATTAGCTGCGGTTAGTGTAAGTCCGTGCGAGGCAGCTTGTGGCTGAATGAGTAGTACCTTCGGCTCTGGCTCGTTCTGAAATTTAGTCACGATCTCGGTGCGTCTATTAACAGGAACCTTACCGTTGATAACATCGCAAGTTACTTTGTGCTTATCTAAAAATACTTTTACCAATTCTATAGTATGGGTAAACGGCACGAAGATTAAAACTTTATGCGATGACTCTTCTACTACTTCTAAAATAACATTAAGCCGATTACTTACATCGAAGTCTATGACCTTTCTATCGTCCGAGTACACCGCACCGCCAGAAATCTGGAGCAGTTTGTTAATGCTTACCGCTGCGTTAATTGCGGTTACTGACTCCCCTGCGGCTTCGAGCATTAGCTCTTTCTTTAGTTTGTTGTAGTAAACCATTTGTTGTGTGGTCAGTGGGGCTTCCCGTTCTACGTGAGTTACTGGCGGCAAGTCTAGGCATTGGTCTTTCTCGAACCGTATAGCCGGTTGAAGCGCAGCGTGAACAGTATCTTCTGCGTCTGCCTTGGGCATCCACTTGTACTGCGTTAGCTTGTACATCACCTTGTCTCGGAACTGGCCGAAGTAGCGTGGAACATTCTCGGGATTAACCAACTTAGCTAGCCCAAACGCATCTACTGGGGACTGCGCAGCGGGCGTACCTGTCAGCATCCATAACCACTCGCTGTGTACGGATACATCGCGCAATACTTTCCAACGGTTAGTCTGTGCGTTCTTGTAGGCGTTAGCCTCATCTACTACGATAAGATCGAAACCACCTGCGATTATTTCGTCTTTGACTACGGCTAACCCGTCGAAGTTAATAACAACAAACTCACAGCCCGCGTTTATTATTTTTCGCCTAGTCGCCGCACTGCCATGAGCAACTGAACAACTACGGTGCATAGCAAACTTAAACAGGTCTTGTTGCCATGCGGACTTCATAATAGACAATGGGCATATAACCAATACGCGCTTGATTAACCCTAACTTCATAAGGTAATCCGCAGCCCATATAACAGACGCGGTCTTGCCCGTACCTTGCTCGTTAAAGCAGAAGGCTTTCTTATACACCGTCAGGAATGACGCGGTTTCTCTCTGGTGCGCAAACGGGCTGAACTTCCCTGTCCACTCGTAATCCCGTTTGATCGGGGAGGGCACGTCTTTAATGTTTAGCTTGGCTAGGGCTTGGGCTTCTTGTAACCCCCAACGCACCGCCACTTCGTTCTTCTCTAGTACGATACTTTTCTTTATGCTCTCGGTAATTAGATGTGGCCTTTTCGTTTTTATTATAAGGGCCTGTTGGTCGTCGCTTATGTGCATTAGAAACTTATCCTTTTGATTTGCGCTCACGCTTACTAGTCTCAGAGACTAAGTTGCCTTTGGAATCCCGACTGAAAGAACGGTTGCGGCTTGCTGTCTCTACTCTAGTACCGTCAGAGTTCTTGCCGCCTTTGTCCATTGCTTTCTTATGGGCTACATCTTTACCGTCACCCTTCTTTACCTTGCCTTCTTTCTCCGCCTTACGGCGTGCGGCATTGCGTTGGGCGCGTTTCTTCTTTTGCTCTTCAGTGCCTTGGTACTTAGCGTACTCGGCTTTGTAATCTCTGGGCTTTCTCATTTTCGTGGCCTATGATGTTCACATGAAGTTACTGGGCACCACCCACAAAGGGGGCTACTGTTTGCATTCCACACATTGTTATCTTGCGCGCACTCCAGTCGTTCTAGTTCGTCCGAGAAAGTCTCGAAGTAAGAGTCTCGCATGTCGGCTGTGTGCACCTTGTGGATAAGATCGTTACTCACTACAAATGCTAGAGCAGATTTAATCTTCTTAACCTGCGGGTAGTGCGTGAACAGTGCAGCGGCTACTAGGTCTAGCTGTTTAGTATCCGCGTACTTCGCATTTTTGCTAGTCTTATAGTCAATGGAGTAAGCCATGTCGCCGTTGATGATTACCAAGTCGGCTATGCCCCTCCACCAAACGTCTTTCGCTAGGAACTTACAGGGTTCAAACGTGTCGCCATCGCGTTTAACTCCGAGCCTTAGCTCGCATAGTTTTTCCCCCTCGATATCTTTTAGTGCGTCTAACGTATCCCTAATAAAACCAAACTTAGCGGGCAGGTCAGCTGTACCTTTAACGTAGTCTTCAGCGGCTGAGTGCAAAGCTTGCCCATATAGGGTTGCTTCGCTGCCTGAATCCTTAACGTCTTTGGCTATTTTTAGATGATAGTACTTCTTAGGGCACTGATCGAAAGTTTTTATACTACTGTAAGACCAAGCTGTCATATCATTTATTTCCGATTTTTAGCTGCGTTATTTTCTTGCCGTTGGGAGAAACCGAGGTTGTCAAAAGATGGATTTATGTAATCCTTCGCGCTAACTCCCCTAGGCACTACCTGTATTTTACCTCCTTTTGTCAGGTAACTCTCTGTTTGTATTGTAATTTGTTCGCTGAGTTCTCTCTTTTGTTCTGGACTCATAGCCTTCCCGTTCTCCTTCCAGATATTTCTAAGGGGTTATGCGCCCCGCGCCGTTCTATTTGATACACCTCGAACAGCTCACCATCTACGCGTATGCCGTAGGTAATTTTTTCTTTTTTGGCGCAGAACTCTGCTTCTTCTAAAGCACCTATAAAATCAGTGAAGTAAGACATCTTCCACCTCGTACTCGTAGTTGACGCATTTAGCGTTGGTAGCAAATATTTCTGCGCCGTTGCGTATATGAAACCGCATTGCTGTATCTGTGTGCGGGGACATGGTTATCACTGCGTCTACCTCTGGATGCATTATGGGTGCAGCTTCCAAAAGGTTGTTAATTAATTTTTTACCGTGTCCCCGTTGGTAAGACCACACCGAGTAGGGGCATAACACAGTACCCAACTCTCCGTACATTTCTTCACGTTCTTTTAGCTCTTCTTCAATCCGCTCAAGTTTCCCCATAGCAATAAGTTTTATCTGGTACTCATCTTGTGGGACAAACTTGCAAACGATTGTACACACCACTGCGGCTATCTCACCTGTCTCATCGTTCACTTCTGCGTACACATGGAACGGGGCTTCAAACCGCACGCTGTTATCTTTAAACAACTCCCCGCGTACAGGATCATCTTCTATGAGATACAGATGGTCGGCGGCATTACACTTTATCAGCATCTTCAAACTCCTCAAGTATGGCCTCGAGTTTTTCCACCGCCTCGGTTGCACGTTGCAACATAGCCATAAGCTCTTCGGCATCAGCGCCATCTACTTCTATTGTTATTTTCATTTGACGTTGTGTATCTCGATCAGTAGGTCGATGCAGTGCTTAGCTTTTTCTAAGTCCGACAAGGGCTGCCCCTTCAACTTCCACCTAGTTATATACTTTACTACGTTACCCTCTAGTAGAGACAAGCCGTTCTTCTCTGCGTACTCGGCAGGTTGAATAGCCATGTTCTTATAGTGCGTCCCGCCCGTCTGTTTCTGTAGTGGGCTGTCCTTCCTCGGTTCCATGTTCAAGTTCGGTATCTCTGCTGTTAACATTCTCTTCTTCCTTCTGTTTTGGTTTCTCAAAGATTTTTGCCCAGTTCTCCCCGAAGTCTTTAGCAGGGATAAGGGTTGGTCTGCGTCTACTGCCTTTGCCATTCATTTGTTTCCCTCACGCAAACGTTTGTGCTCTCTCATTTCTTGTGCGAAAAGTTTAAGCATCGCTCTAATTTCTTCGTTACTCATCATAGTCTCCTTGGTCAGCTAAATACTCAGCGCGGTCGCGTGCGGCATCAGCAGGGTCTATACGGTCTTCGTCTTGCTCGTCTTGCCATCTATCTAAGTCTGCATCTAAAGAGTCTCTGTTACTCATCAGCGTGCCCCTTCCCTGTTATGCCGTAAGTAGTTTTCCATTCAGCATCTACTTTATTTGCACCTCGCTCCAGTGTCATATACACACGAAACCTAGAGGGGTTCGATACCGATTCCATGCTGTCAAACTTGTAGCCCTTATTGGATGGGTCGTCCACGAAAGCTTGCAGGTTGTTTATAGTTCCCTCTGGGTCTTTAACGTCCCATTCAATCTCTTTAACAATCCAATCTTTTTTATCTTCCATTGTCATTCTCCTTATAGGTCATTTTCAATAATGTAAGTAGCTAAGTCCTGTAGTTTTTTTGGCGTAGGCATAGCTCTCTTCTTAGGGTTATCGCATATATCACACATCGTATTACGTACTATTTCGGCGCGAGCGTAGTTGGCAGAGTTCGATCGGATTAGTTTTGTATGCCCGCAGTCAAGATCGAGCGCCCAAGTATTCGTCATGCACCTTTCCCCTTTGCGGTAGTATTTTCTGCCTAATACTTTCACCCTTATCCCTCTAGTTCTTTTATTTTGCGGGTTATCATCAACTGAAGTCTCTTAGCCTCAACAAGTTCTGCGGGTATATCTATTTTACGTAAGCCACGTCTAACAATTTGTTCTCTTACATAAGTATCAGATAACGTTTCTCTTTTATGTTTGCGTTGAGCTAAATCTTTTTCAGTGCCTTGGTATTTAGCGCGCATTTGTTTAACTTTTTCTGGGTTCTTTTCTCTCCACTTGCTAGTGGCAGCTCTAGCTTTTTCCGCATTTTTCCAATAACTGGCATGAGCTTGCGCTTTAACTGTAGCTAGTTTTTCGGGCGTTAGATTCTCCCACTTGCGGCGCAACCGTATTTTTTCTCTGTTCTTCTCATACCAAACCTTTCTACGGATGGTATGCTCAAGTTTTTTCTCTTGGTACTCTTCCCGAAAGCATGCCTT